TCGGGATCGGCTTCGGTCAGCGCCTCGGGATCGGCTTCGGTCAGCGCCTCGGGATCGGCTTCGGTCCGCGCCTGGGACTCGGCTTCGGTCAGCGCCTCGGGATCGGCTTCGGTCAGCGCCTGGGACTCGGCTTCGGTCAGCGCCTCGGGATCGGCTTCGGTCCGCGCCTCGTCTCGTGTCGCGGTGCACCTGCACTCCGGTGACGCGCACATCCAGGGCGGGGTGCTGATCGACCACACCGACGTCGACCTGTCCGACCGCTCGACCTGGCTTGAGTACAAGGGCATCCAGGTCGCAGACGGGGTCGCGACCTTCTACAAGGCGGTCGACTCGGGCCTGTTCGCCGGCCACGGCTACACGCCGACGCAGTACCCCATCGGCGCCACCGTGGTCGCGAAGGACTGGGACCCGCGGGCGGTGTGCGGCGGCGGCCTCCACGCGACTGGCGACCCGGGCCTGTCGGAGACGTACTACTCCGGTCAGGGGCCCTGCCGGTACCTGGAGCTCGCCGTGCCGGTCGAGGGCCTGGTGCTACTCGACGACAAGGTGAAGTTCGAGTCCTGCACGGTGGTCCGTGAGGTGACGATCAGCGGTGCGCCGCTGCGCACGCCGGCAGGTGCACGGTGAGCCGGCGACTGCAGGTGATCCGTAGCCACGGCTGGCTGGTCGGCCTGATCGCCGGTGGCCTGCTCGCGCCCTGGATCGTCCGATGAACGCCACCGTGCCGCTGGCCGTGCGCCGGGACGAGTCGGCTGTCGAGGCCGCTGCCCGCATGGAGAAGATCGCCCGCGACCTGACCGTGTTCGCCGACGAGTTCGCCGCCCGGGCCGCGACGTTCGCGGAGCGGGCCGAGGAGTACCGGGCCTACGCAGCCCAGCTGCGGGCAGGTGCGAAGTGACCGCCCGCCACGCCCTGCCGAAGCACCTGCCGATCCCGGCCGCGGCCCCGGCGCCGGTGCCGCCGCTGGTCGCGGAGATCCGGGAGATCGTCCTCCGTCACGTCGCCGACCTGCGTTTCCGCTGGACGTACGACGCGGCCGAGGCCGCCGCCTTCCGCGTGCTCGCCGCACCGGAGATCGCCGATGGGCTGAAGGCTGCGCGGACCGTCGCCGAGCTCGACGCCCGCCACCAGCCGCGTCCGTGGCGGGGGTCGTCGACCGGCTTCGTGTGCACCTGCGGGGCCGGCGCCCATCCGTGCCCTGACCGCCGGGTGCTCGACGGTGAACTGGCGGAGGTGCCGGCATGAGGGTCCCGTACCTGCCGCCGGAGCGGAAGGTGGCGCTCGCGTCGGCCGTCCTGATCGTCGTCTCCGCTGGCGTCCTGGGGGCGCTGCGCTGGTTCGACCGCTCGGTGAACGAGGCGGTCACGTGGCAGTCGGTGCCGTCGTGATCAGGCTGTTGTTCTGGGCGCTGCTGATCGGCGTCGGCTACGGGGTGCTGGGCACGTTGGTCGCGATCGCGATCGGCAAGGCCATCAAGGCTGGCCGGGGCCCCGAGTACGCGCCGGAGCCAACGCCGGAGGCCGCCCGGGAGCCCGAACCGGAGGACGTCGACCTCGACCTGCTCGGCGACCAGCCGGCCACCGTTCTCACGGGCGACACGCTCCATGACCGTTTCCGGCAGATCCTCGAGCCGGAGTTCACGTGGGAGGCCTGGTCGTGAGCGGTTTCCCCGCCGCGCTGGGCGTGGTCCGGATCCAGTTCGGTCCGGGCTCGTGGGTCGCGTCGCTTCCGATGCCGATCGGCCAGGCCCGGCTCACCGCTAAGGCTGCGGTCGATCAGCTCTCCCGGGAGGGAGACGCGGCCGGCTTGGTCGGTTTCGACATCGACGGTGCGATCGACTGCTGGGTGCGGGCCCGTGAGGTGCTGTCGGTCGAGGTCGTGCCGACCGAGGACCCGTCGGCATGAACGCCGTCGACGTCGGGCTGGCGTGTGTGAAGCGCGACGGGGTCCGGTGCTGCACGCGGCCGCCGATTGTCCGCTACCGCGTGGGCCCGGTGTGTTCGGAGCATCAGCTGTTCGGCGCGGAGGTCCTCGAATGGCTTGGCTGGACCCCCGACGCGGAGGTGGACCTGGCCGCGGCCATGGCCGGCCCGACCACGCCGGCGCAGACCGCGATCCTCGACGCCCTCGGTCTGCCGGACCCGGCCCGCCCCGCCGCCTCGGCACACGTGGACGCCGCGCCGGGTGAGGCCAACGCCGCCCGCCTCGTCGCCTACAAGGCGGGGAAGATCCGCGCCCGCGTCCTCGAGCACCTCACCGACGCCGGCCAGCGCGGGACGACGGCGATCGAGGCCTGGCGCTGGTACCAGGCCACCTACTCCCCCACCGTCGAGCGCTACTCCGTCGCCCCACGGCTGTCGGAGATGGTCGCCGACGGCTGGGCCACGAAGACCGGGGCGACGCGCAGCGTGCGCGGCCCCGGCTACCCCCCGGAAGAGGTTTACGTGCTGTCCGCGCGTGGCCGCCGGGAGAAAGGACTGTCCTGGTGACCACCACCGAATCGACTCTCACCGTCGTGCAGCTCGATCCGCGCGAGCTCACCGTGCATCCGCGGAACGTCCGCACGAACCTCGGCGACCTGACCGGGCTGATCGCGTCGATCGCCGGCCAGGGCGTGATCGAGCCGCTGACCGTGGTGCCGCTACAGGAAGGCTGGCAGATCGTCGCCGGCCACCGACGCGCGGCCGCGGCGATCGAGGGCGGCCTGGAGCGGGTGCCATGCCTCGTGCGGCCCGACCTGGTCGGCGTCGACGACGAGGCGATCGCACTGCACGTCGGAGCGATGCTCGCGGAGAACCTGCACCGCGAGGGCCTCACCCCGATCGAGGAAGCCCAGGGCGTGCAGACGATGCTCGACCTCGGCGCAGACATCGCCGCGGTCGCCAAGCGCACCGGCCTGGACCGAAAGCGGGTCGCCAAGGCGGCGGGCGTGGCACGGCTCGGGCAGGAAACTGCCACTGCCGTCGTCAACGCGGGCTTGACGCTGGACCAGGCAGCGGTCATCGCCCGCTTCGAAGACGACACCGAGGCGATCGAGGAGCTCCTCGAGGCGGCCGAAGAGGGCCCGGGCGAGTTCGCCCATGCCGTGACCCGGGCCGAACGGTCACGCGAAGCGGCGGCGCGGCTCAACACCCGCCGGGCCGAACTGGTGGCATCCGGACGCACCGCTCTCATCGAAGAGCCCGACCAGACCATCCGGATCTCCGGCCTGCTGCACAACGGGGAGGCACTCACCGCTGAGTCCCACGCCTCCTGCCCGGGCAGCGCCGTCGTCCTCGCCACCGTGGCTTGGCGGGACGACGTCATGGAGGCCGAGGTATGCACCGACCCGGCCGGCAACGGGCACACCAGCCGCTGGCAGTCCGGCCCGGGCCCCGGTGCGTCAATGTCCGATGCCGAACTCGAGCGGCAGCGCGCTGATCGACGTGAGGTCATCGAGAACAACAAGGCGATGGACGCAGCGAATATCACCCGCCGCGCCTGGGTGCGCGATTTCCTCGCCAGGCCGAAGGCCTCCAAGGACGTTCTCCGGTTCGCCGTCGAGTCGATGGCCGCAAGCCGCAGCGCCCTAGCCGACTGGTTCGGCGGCCTGGGCTCCAGCGAGAGCGAGCAGATCGCGAAGTCGCTGCACCTGAACAAGCCCATGTACTGGCGCGACTCGGGCGTGCGCACCCTCACCTCCGGCGAGCCGGTCCCTGATGCCCGACTGCCGCTGCAGTTGCTCGCGCACGTCGCCGGCGCTGTGGAGGGCGGGATCACCCGCGACGCATGGCGGTGGCAAGACAACCGCCGCACCGATGTTGCCCGCTGGTTCCGCTTCCTCGTCGACCAGGGCTACACGCTCGCCAACGTCGAGCAGCAGATCGTCGACGGAGCAGCGAAGTGAGCGCCGCGGTCGATCCGACCCCCGAGCAGGTCCGGTTCGAGCTGGCGCCGGTCGCGGGCGGGCGTGCCCGCTGGGAGTGGTCGATCCCGCTGGATCTGACGCCGCTGCACCTGACCCCGGACCTGGTCGTCTGCCCGCCGGCCGCTGATGTGCTGCTGGTGGTGGATCGGTGAGCGAGGTACTGCACCGGGAGTGCCCGGGCTGCGGCGCGCCGGTGTTGCTGGTTGAGGACGTCGACACCGGTGAGCCCCTGGTTGTGGACGCGGATCCGGTCGACGAGGGCCACGTCACTCTGTGGACGCTGAAGGGTTTCGGGGTGGCCCGCCGCTACGGCGCCCCGGCGAGGTTCCAGCCCGCGCACCGCGAGCACGACTGCCCGTCACCCACCGCCGAGATGGTCGCCCGCGTCGTCCCGGACCCGTACGAGGACGCGCCTGCGGCGGTGCAGCAGCACGGGGGGTGGCGGCAGTGACCGCCCGGGAGCTCCCGGCGGGGCGGCCAGCGTGCGGCGCCCGCCCCGCCGGTGCCCAGGGTCGTCATACCCGACGGCCGAAGACCGACCTGCAACTGGTCCGGGAAGCCCTGGAGTTCGCCGACGAGCACGGCGTCGAGGCCGCAGCCGCCCGCGCCGGGGTGGCCTACTGCACGGTGTACCGGTGGCGCGAGCGCCGCCGCCTGTCTGGCGGGGCGTGGCCGACCGACGCCGATGTCGCCGCGTGGCGGGTCGAGGACGCGGCCGCCGACGCTCACCGCGCCGCGCACCGACGGTGGGAGCGTCGGGCGCTGGCCCGCCGCGGCCCGCTCACCGTGGACCCGATCGGCACCGTGCGGCGCCTACGCGCGCTGCTGGCCCTGGGCCACCGGTACGCCGACATCGCCGCGGTGACCGGCCACCAGCCAGCGTTCCTTGGCGCCGTCGCCGCCGGGCGCCGCCGCCGGGCGAACGTGGACACCGCCGACCTGGTGCGCGCCGCCTACGACCAGCTGTCGATGTCGGTCGGCCCGTCGGAGCGGACCCGCACCTACGCGCGGAACCGGGGCTGGGCGCCGCCGCTGGCCTGGGACGACCAGGCGATCGACGACCCGGCCGCCCGCCCGAACCGCGGCCGCGGCCACCGGCTTCCGATTCTGGACGAGATCGCCGTGCACCGCGCGATGCACGGCGACGACGTCCACCTGCTGCCGCCCGAGCGCGCCGAGGTGGTGCGCCGCCTGACCGCGGCCGGCCTCTCCTCCGCGGAGATCGCCGCCCGGCTGCGCACCACCCAGCGCTCCGTTGTTCGTCACCGCTCCGCAGACACCAGGAGAACCGCATGACCAAGCTCTCGGGCAACCTTCCACGAGGCGACGGGAACGGCCTCGACGCCGTCGCCCACGCCCTGATCGACGAGCCGCACGCCATCCACGTCATCGTGGCGCTGGTCGACTGCAAGAAGACGCCGACGGACAACGACTCGGGCGAGGTCGAGCCGACCGCCCGGATCCGCCGCATCGAGGTGATCGACCGGCAGGACAAGGACCTGGCGGCGAAGATGCTCCGCCGCGCCCTGGAGCGGCGCACGGGGAAGACGGTGCTGCCGTTCGACCTCGAGGAGGACCTGCGCGCGGCGTTCGGCCGGATCGACCCGCAGACGGGCGAGATCCTCGGCGGTGACGACTGATGGGTCGCCCCATCGTCTTCGTCGACACGGAGACCACTTCACTCGGCGCCGCCGCACGGCCGTGGGAGATAGCCGTGATCCGCCGGTCGACCAGGAATGGCCCGATCGCGCGTCCCGGCGTGGAGGTCAGCGAGGACACGTGGGTCCTCCATGTCGAGTACGACTTCCCGACGCTGCCGGCTGGGACCATGGCCCAGGCGCTGGACGTCGGCCGGTGGCTGACACGCGGAGCGCCGGGCGCCACCTACCTCGACGAGGTGAACGCAGACGGCGTGAACTGCCTTGCCGGCACCGAGGAAGAGGTCGCGGTCCAGCTGGCCAACCTATTGGCCGACGAGCCGCTCCTCGTCGGTGTGGGCGTGCACTTCGACGCCGCGGTGCTCTCAGCGATGTTCTGCCGTCACGGCCTGCCGGAGGAGCCGTGGCACTACTCGCTGCTGGAGCTCAAGTCGGCGAGCTGGGGCTTCTTCCGGGGTCGCGCCGTCGATATCTCCTCCGACGTCGTCGACTCCTGCCGCCCGCTGCCGGTCAAGTCGGATGCGATCGCCGCAGCACTGTGTGTGGAACCCCCGGCCGAGGACGAGCGGCACACCGCTCTCGGTGACGCGCGCTGGGCCCGCCGCTGGTTCGACCGGCTGGCCGGTGACCACTCGTGACCGCCGCCCGGCTGGCCGAGGAGGACCGGGCGGTGCTGCGTCTGGCCGGCGAGCACTGGAACAACGCCGCGGCGAAGGAGCAGGCGATCAGGGACCGGTTCGGCATCTCTCCGGTGCGGTTCTATCAGCGGCTGGCGGCGTTGATGTCGTCGCCGGCGGCGGAGGCGGCGGAGCCGGTGATCGTGCACCGCCTGCAGCGTGTGGTGGCCGCCCGCCGTGCCCGCCGCTGGGGCCGCGGGGAAGAACTCGAGCGCACCGACCCGGCCGTCGCCGCGGCCGCCGTCTCCTACGACCGCATGGTCGAGCGCATCACCTCCAAGCCGCTTCCCGAACCGAGAGAGGACATCTCCGTGCCCGCTGCCGCTCCCCCGGCCGTGCCGCCTCCGCCGCCTGCCGACTTCCTCGCCGTCGGCCTCGATCACCCGAGCCGCAGGGTGCGGAAGCTCGCAGCGGCGGCGCAGAGGGCCGTCGATGAGCTGGTCACCGCTCTGCTGGCGGCTGACCGATGAGCGACTACCTGCCCGGCTCATTCTTCGTGGTCGACGTCGCGGGGCCCGGCGGCTTCTGGATCGGCGTCGCGCAGGCCCTCGTCAACGACGCGTCCCGCTACAAGCATTGCGGCCTGATCCTCCACGCGGACGGCACCATCCTCGAGGCCGAACCTGGTGGCGCTCGGCTGGCCAACATCGCCGAGTACGCCGGCGACGGGCTGATCGTCTGCGATGGACCGGTGCAGCAGTGGCTTGCCGCGAACGTCCTGCCGGGCGATCCCAAGGGGCGCGCCGCGGTCGAGACCACCCTGCGCCGCGACCTCGTCACCCAGGCGCACAACTACGTCGGCATCGGCTACTCGTGGCTGGACTACGCAGCGATCGCCGCCCTGCACCTGCAGCTGCCCTCGAAGGCGCTGCGGCGCTACGTCGCCTCCAGCGGTCATGTGCAGTGCGCCCAGCTCGTCGACGCCGTCTACGCGGCCGAGAGTGTCCACCTCTTCGCGGACGGTCGCCAGCCCGGCGAGGTGTGCCCGGCCGACCTCGCCGCCTGGGCCGAGGACTGGGCGGCCCGGCGGTGACCGGCTACACGTCCGGGCGCACTCGCTCCGGCGGCACGGACCGCACGTACTTCTCCCCGGGCGCCACCGAGTACGTCACCGAGGCCCGCCAGATCCCGTCGGCCCACCGCGACCAGCCCTCGCACAACCCGGCGTACCAACGGCCGTCGCCGTGGAGCACGAGCACCGGACGCGGCTCTTCGAAGTGCCGCACGTCCGCGTCGTCGGCCACGGCCGCAACGGTAGGCGCCGAATGAGCACGATCTATACCGAGCAGGGCCGGCTGCAGCAGCCGTCGGGGCCGGCGAACATGCCGTCCGCGGATCCGGACGGGGCGTGCTGCTGGGGTGCCGTCGCCGGTGATGGTTGCACCTGCTGGACCGCGGTGCTCGACGTCCACCCGACGCCGGTCGTCCAGGAGGGGCCGCATCTGATCCGCCGGCGGATGTGCGCCGACTGCGCCTACCGGCCGGGCTCGCCCGAGCGGGAGGAGCTCGACGGCGACACCCCCGGGTTCACCCGGTCGGATCGGTTCTACTGCCATGCGGGGATGCCTCGCGCGGTCGGCTACCGGCATCCGACGCTCGGTGACGTGGTAGTTCCGGCGCCCACGACCGACGACTACCGGCCGTTCATCCGCGACGGCCGGCCGTGGAAGGCGGACGGGTCCCCGGCGGAGCTGTGCTCCGGGTGGGCCGCACACACCGGCGCCCGGAGGTTGGCGCCATGACGGCCCCGCAACGCATCCGGCGGAGCCGTCGCAAGGGCTGGCGAATGCCCGAAGCCGCGGTCTACGTCGGCCGTGGCGACAAGGAAGGATGGGGCAACCCGTTCCGCGTCGGCCACGAGATCTCCGTCGTCGACTACGAGCCGGGCAAGCGCTACAGCTCCGACGCCTGGGGCTGCGCGATGCCTGTCACCCGGCAGCTCGCCGTCGACCTGTACCGCGCGTGGCTGCTCTGCCGTCCAGCGGCCGTACAGGCAGCGCGAGAGACGCTCGCCGGCCGCGATCTGGCCTGCTGGTGCCCGCTGGATCAGCCGTGCCACGCCGACGTCCTGCTTGAGGTGGCGAACGGTGACCGCGGCTCTCCCTGATACCTGCTCACCCATCGTCGTTCCCGCGCCACCCGGCGCGTCCTACCCGTTCGCCCTGATCCTGAAGGAGGTGTCCCGCCGGTGTCGTGGTTCCGTGTCGGCGACACCGCCGCGACCGATCCTCGGATCCTCGCGCTCGAGGACCCGCGGGATCCGCTGCTCGGGACGCTGTGTTTCGGGTTCCTGGTGAAGCTGGGGACGCAGTCGGCGAACCACTTCACCGACTACGTGATCCACCCTGGGTTCCTGCCGCTCGCGGGCGGTCAGGCCGCGCAGAAGCTGCTGAAGCGGTGCATCGCCGCTGGGCTGATCATCCCGCTCGGCGGCCGCGGCCAGAAGCAACGCTGGAAGCTGATCGACACCGCCCCGGAGCTGTTCCACATCCGACTGAAGGACGAGGTCGCCTGGGAGAAGCAGCAGAAGGCGGACACCCGAAACCCCGCGCTGCAGGAGCCGGTACTGCTCCGCGACGGCGACGCGTGCCGCTGGTGCGCCATCCCGGTGCAGCCGAACGACACGCGCTCCCGCCGCGGCCGGCAGTTCGACCACCTGCGCCCCGGGCAGGCGGCGCGCGGCCCGGAGGACCTGGTGGTTGCCTGCCGGGGCTGCAACGGCGAACGCGGCCGCGACCAGCAGGAGCACCCGGGTGAGACGGCGGACGAGTTCGCAGCCCGCTGGGCGCCGCGCCTTCGCCCACCACCGAAGCAGCTGTTCTTCGTCCGCTCGACCGCTGACTGGCTGACCGAAGCCGGCCACACGATCCCCTCCCGTTCGGTCATCGCCGACCGTGCACCGGCGGCCCGCAACACCCCAACCCCGTCCGTACCCGATGGCGCAACGCACCCGGCGAATGCCGGAGTCGCGGCGCCCCCGCCCCAGACCCGGCCGCGGGCCGGTGGTCAGGACGCACCAGCCGCAACGCACCCCGCACCCGCGGGAGTAGCGGCGGCCGAGTCGCGCAACGACCACCGATCGGTGACCGATCGGTCTGGGGCGGGACGGGTCGGGGTCGGGTCGGTCGCCGGGTCGGGTGGGTCGCCGCCTAGCCGCGCGTCGCCTCCTGGCCCGACCGACCGATCCACCGAGCCCCGGCGCACCCGCCGGGGCCGAAGACGCACCGCTTCTGGAGGCACCCGATGAGGCGCACCCCGCTGGCCAGGTCCAGCATCCTGCCGCGGCGCACACCGTTGACGCGTGCCCGCTCCCGGCCGACACCGAGGCCGAAGCGGAACCCGCTGCCGCCGGACGTGCACCGCCTCGTCGTCGAGCGCGACCGGGGCCGATGCCGGCGATGCGGCGACCGCGGCGTCTCGGTGCACCACCGGATCCCGCGCGGCATGGGCGGCACCCGCTGGGAGGGCATCCACTCGCCGGCGCTGCTCGTCGTGCTCTGCGGGGACGGGACGACGGGATGCCACGGCTGGGTCGAGTCGAACCGGGCGGAGGCCCGTCTGCTCGGCTGGCTGCTGTCCCGGCACCTGTTCGACCTGGACCCCCAGCAGATCCCGCTTCGCTGGTCGGACCGGCCGGACCGGCTGTACCTGCACCACGACGGCACGACGACGTCCGACTGGCCGACCGAGCGGGGGGACGCGTGACGACGCAGCCATGTGTCATCCCCGGCAAGGAGCACGAGGCGGCCCCGGGGATGCTCGTCTGCCGGAAGCACTTCGACGAGCTCGGGCAGTTGCTCCGCGACATCGAAGACGAGGCCATTCACCTCGAGGTCCGACCGTCGATGGCCATCAGCTACGACGCGAGCCACAGCGGCCTGGCCTCGCAGCAGAGCCCGATCCGGCTCACCGCGAAGGCGATTCGCGACCCGCGCCGCGGCACCGGCGTCACGCGAGGTCGCGACCTCGACGAGCTCGGCTGGGACGACACTCCTTCGGCGATCGAGACGCTGCACTCGCGGGCCCGTCAGGTTCGCGAGGAGCGCGATCTCGCCGTGCCGACGACGACGGTGCTGCTCGGCCGCGCCCCGCGGCCGCCGGGCACCATCGGCCCGGTCTGCGATCGGCTCTGCTTGCACGACTCCTGCGGACCGTGGATCACCGACACGATTCGGGCGCCGGCCACGCTCACCGGCGAACGAGACCTGCTCACGCGACAGCTGCCGTGGATCGCCGAGCAGCCGTGGGTCGATGAGTTCTACGACGAGATCCGCACACTGCTCGCCGCGCTGCGCTGGGTGAACGGCAGCCAGCGGATCCCAGTCGGGATGTGCGAGACGTTGCTTCCCGACGGGTCGCTGTGCGAGGGCCAGGTGTGGCACGTCCTGATCAAGCCCGACGGGAAGGTCATCCGCGAGGACGCCCGGTCGATTCCCGACCCGGAGGACGAGCCGGGGTTCCGATGCGCCGCGTGCCGTCGGGTGTGGACGGGCACGGAGGCGGTTCGGAAGCGGGACGACATGTGGCGCGACGAGCAGAACCGTCGCACCCAGCGGGCAGGATCGACAGCGTGACCGAGGTAGTTCTTCTCGACACCGCCGAGGAGATCGCGCGCTGGCTGCCCGGCCGCGGCATCACCCCCCGCCAGCTGCGGCAGTGGGCCAAGCGCGGCCACATCACCCGCTACCCGGGCGACCTGTACCGCGCCCTCGAGGTCGCCGACTACCTCGAGAAGCGACCCGACTCGAACCAGCGACGCGCCGCCGCGATGACGCTCCATTGCGCAGCGTCACGACGTCTGACACCATGAGGCCACGCGACGCATCCCCTGAGACGGGTCGAGGGCTCGCGGAACGCCTCTACCGCGAGACCGCCGACGTGACTCGGTGCGTCTGGCCAGGGTGTGAACTGTCGCTCCAGCACTACCGGATCGGTCCGCTGTGCGCGCCTCACGCGAATGATGTCGCCGAAGCGCTGGCCGCAGCCCGCGCCGCACCGATCACGAATGCGCAGGTTGCTGCGGAGTTCCGGCGCCAGTCCGAACGAGCAGCGGCAGAGGCGCGCGCTCGTAGTCGTGCGACTGCACCGGGCTGGATCTACTACCTGCGCATCGGCGATCGCATCAAGATCGGTTACAGCCGGGATGTGAAGCGACGGATGCGCGCCTACCCGCCGGACTCGAAGCTGCTCGCCGTGCACCCGGGCACCCCGCAGATGGAGACCGAGATGCACCAGCGCTTCGCCGGTAGCCGAGCTGCCGGCCGCGAGTGGTTCAACGAGACGGTCGACCTGCGTGAGCACATCGCGGCGGTGATCGCCCAGTTCGGGGACCCGCGGCAGCACCGTCACCAGTTCCGGCGCGGAGCAGCTCGGGTCTGAGTGGAGGTGCCGCGTGCTAACCACCCGCGATGTGCACCGCCTGGCCGAGCTCGATCAGCGGATCCGCGATGCGCTCGCCGATGTGCGCCGAGCACGGGTCGCGCTGGCGCACTCGACGAACGCCGACAGCATCCGTGTGCATGACGAAGCGCAGTCCGCGCTCGACGGTCTGCTCGAGCGGCGGTTCGCGTTGCAGCCTCGCCGGCCGAGCTGGCGCAGCTGATGCCGCGCAAGGTCACGACCACCACGCGTGGCCTGGGCTGGGTGCATCAGCAGCAGCGCGCGCGACTGCTCCGGGCGCACCGCGACGGATCGCCGTGCCCGTGCCTCGACGACGGCCGCTGCGGCCCGGCCTGCCCGTGCCGACCAGCCGGTCACGGGCTGCCGATGTACAAGGACCCAGCCCGTAACCGGGATGGTGCACCGCTGGAGGCGGACCACACGGTGGCCCGATCACAGGGTGGTAGGCGTGCTGATCGGCTATTGCTGAGGGTTTGCAATCGCAGTCGGGGTGATGGGACTCGCGACTCGGTAATGGCAAATCCGAAATGGTGGACGCGCGACTGGACCGGGACGACGACGCGCGTCTGACCTGCGGTGATGCCACCTGCCCCGCGTCGAAAATCTTGATATGCGCGCTCGACTCCCGCCGCTCAGTCAAAAAAATCCGTATGCCGAAAAAACCACCAAAATGGCCCGGGCCACCAAGATCAACTAGGGATGGCCGTCATGACCCGTCGCCGGTGGCGTAACGAGGCGGACGAGGACGCGCCGGCGGTCGGCCCGGTGGAGACGCAGGTCCGGGCCGAGCTGGTGAAGCTCGGCTGGGACGAGACCACCCCAGGGCATCTGTCGACGACGGCGTCGGTGTGCATCGCGATCGCGGAGACGCTCGACCGGACGAACGCGGCCCGCGACGTCGCGTCGTTGTCGCGGGAGCTGTCGGCCCGCCTCCGGGAAGCGCGTGAGGCCAGTGGCGGGAGGCGGCTGAGTGTCGTGGAGCAAGCCGCTGCTCGCCGAACGCGTCGGGCTGCAGGATCCGCGGATCCTCATCGTTCCGCAGGCTGACGACTGGGGTGCCTGCGACGACGCGTTATTCCTGATCGAAGGGCTGCGTACTGCCGAGGGTGAGCCGCTCATCGAGCTGATGCCCTGGCAGGAGCTGATCCCGTCGCACGCGTTCGCGCGCCGCGGCGAGATGTGGGCCGCCTCCGACGTCGGAATCTGTGTCAGCCGGCAGAACGGCAAAGGCGGGGTGCTCGAGGCGCTCGTCCTCTGTCACCTGCTGCTCTTCGGCGCTCGGCGGGTGCTGTGGACGGCGCAGCTGCAGCGAACCGCCTCCGATGCGCACAAGCGCATGGTGGCGCTGTTCAGGTCCTGCCCCGACCTGGCCGAGATGCTCGACAAGACGTCCCGGGACGGCGGCATCACCTACGGCGCCGGGAACGAGACGATCCGGCTGAAGACCGGCCAGGAGATCAAGTTCTTCACGAGGTCGAAGGACGCCGGCCGCGGTCTGCCGGCCGACGTGCTGATCCTCGACGAGGCGTACGACCTGACCGAGTCCGAGCTCGCGGCGCTGCGGCCGACGCTGAAGACCGCGGCGAACCCGCAGGTCATCTACACGTCGACGCCGCCGGACGAGGATGTTCACCCGAACGGCGTGGTGCTGGCGCGGATCCGCAAGCGGGCGATGGCGCAGTCCGGTGACGCTCGCCGGCTGTGGATGGAGTGGTCGGTTCCGACGCTCGAGGAGCTCACGGCGGCCGCCGAACAGCAGGGGCAGAAGCTGCTCGGCGATCCGCGACTGCGCGACCCGGCGGTGTGGGCCCGCGGGAATCCGTCGCTGGGCTACCTGTTCGGCGAGGAGACCATCCGGGCCGACCTGGAGAACATGGGTGCCCGCCAGTTCCTCGTCGAGGACCTGTGCGCACCGGATCACTGGCCGGACCCGGACGCGGTTGACGCCGCGAGCATCGCGATCGCCCCGCAGACGTGGCGGGATCGGCGGGATCCCCAGTCGAAGGCGCTGGACCCGGTGGTGGTCGGCATCGACGTGTCGCCGCAGCGGGTGTCGTCGATCTCGGTGGCCGGCTGGCGCGCGGATGGGCGGATCCACGGGGAGCTGGTGCAGTCGGCGCCGGGCACCGGGTGGGTGGTGCCGATGCTGCTGGAGATCGTCACCGCGGTCGATCCGGCGGCCCTGGTCATCGACGGGAAGGGCCCGGCGTCGACGCTGCTGGCCGATATTCGCGCGGAGGGTCTCGATCCGCAGGTTCTGTCGTCCGCGGAGCGGTCGCAGGCCGACGACGGTCTGGTGAAGGACATCGAACAGGACCGTCTGGAGCTGCCGGGGGTGGAAATGCCGCCGCTGGACGCCGCGGCGGAGGCCGCTACGTGGCGGGAGTTCGGCGACCTGCGGTTCTTCGAGCGTCGCGCGGGCGGCGCGGGGATCTCGCCGCTGGTGTCGCTGTCGCTGGCCCGGTTCGGGCTGCTGGTGCACGCCGCGCAGCCGCAAAGGCCGCCTTCGCGGCCGCCGGAGCCGGTGAAGGCCGCGCCGGCCGGGGACGACCGCGAGCTCGACCTTATGACCGCTGGGTTCTGACCGGGAGGAGACGGCGATGACGACCAAGATGCCGCCGGCCCCGGTCACGGAGCTCGGCTACGCGACCGCGTACAGCAGCTCGTGGTGGCTCTCGGCGGAGCAGGAGCAGACGCCGGAGCTGCGCTGGCCCCTGTCGATCTTCGTCTACGACCGGATGGCTCGGCAGGACGCGCAGGTGCAGTCGGTGCTGCGGGCGGTGACGCTGCCGGTGCGCCGCACCCCGTGGTCGATCGAGCAGGGGCCCGCGTCGGAAGAGGTCACCAGGTTCGTCGCGGACAACCTGGGGCTGCCGGTGTCGGGGAAGCCCGCGGCGCCCTCGCCGCGCACGCGGGACCGGTTCTCGTGGTCGAAGCATCTGACGCAGGCGCTGCTGATGATCCGCTACGGCCACATGTTCTTCGAGCAGGTGTACCGGATCGGCGACGACGGCCGGGCATACCTGCGGAAGCTGGCGCCGCGGATGCCGCAGACGCTGATGGCGATCAACGTCGACCGCGACGGCGGGCTGGCGTCGATCCAGCAGTACGGGACGCTCGACGGCTCCGCGCAGGACGTGACGATCCCGGTGAGCCGGCTGGTCGGCTACATCCACGAGCAGGAGGGCGGCAACTGGCTGGGCCAGTCGCTGCTGCGGCCGGCGTACAAGCACTGGCTGCTGAAGGACCGGCTGATCCGGGTGCAGGCGCAGACGATCGAACGCAACGGCATGGGCGTACCGGTCTACACGGCCGACCCGGAAGAGGCCGATCTGGAGCCGGGTAAGAAGCTGGCCCAGGGCTTCCGGTCGGGTGAGAACTCGGGCGCCTCGATCGCCTCCGGCGCGAAGCTCGAGCTGAAGGGCGTCACGGGCACGTTGCCGAACGCGCAGACGGCGATCGACTACCACGACCAGCAGATCGGCCGGTCGGTGCTGGCGCACTTCCTGAACCTGGGCACGCAGACCGGGTCGTGGGCACTCGGCAGCACGTTCGCGGATTTCTTCTCGATGTCGCTGCAGACGCTGGCGCAGCAGGTCGGCGACATCACCCAGCAGCACGTCGTCGAGGACCTGGTCGACATCAACTTCGGCCCGGACGAGCCGGCGCCCCGGCTCACCTTCCAGGAGATCGGGTCGCGGCACGCGGTCACCGCTGAGGCGATCGCCCTGCTCGTCAACTCCGGGGTGCTGCTGCGGGAGCCGGCGCTCGAGCGCTACATCCGCGAGACGTACGGCATCCCCGACAAGGAGCCGCTGCCCGGGCAGGAGCCGCCGCCGGCCGCCCCTGCGCCCTCGACGACGCCGGCGCCGACGGGCACGGGCGAAGGAGCTGACAGCTGATGCCGAACGAGGAACGGGTCCGCCGGATGCGCGCGGCGCTGGCCCTCACCGGGCAGCGGGCCGCCCGCACCGACGACCCGCCGCCCTGGTACCGGATCGACGTCCGCGCCGAGACCGTCGGCAAGCAGAGCGGCGGGGACTCGGCGAGCTCCTCGAGAGCCGCCAGCTCGACGGCCGACGTGTACGTGTTCGACCGGATCGGCGGCTGGTTCGGCGTCTCCGCGGACGACTTCGTCCGTGACGTGGCCGGCCTCGACGTCGACCACATCAACCTGCACCTGAACTCCCCCGGCGGCGACGCCGCGGAGGGGACGGCGATCGCGAACGTGCTGCGGCAGCACCGGGCCGACGTCACCGTGTGGGTCGACGGCCTGGCCGCGTCGGCGGCCTCGGTGGTCGCGATGGCCGGTGACGAGGTCGTGATGGGCATCGGCGCGCAGCTGATGATCCACGACGCGTGGGCGCTGTCGATCGGCGACGCCGGCGACATGCGCAAGGCCGCGGCGATGCTCGACTCGACCAGCAACGCGCTCGCATCCACGTACGCGGCGAAGGCGGGCGGCACGGCGGCCGACTGGCGCGCGGTGATGCAGGCGGAGACCTGGTACACCGCCGAGGAGGCCGTCACCGCGGGCCTGGCCGACCGGGTCGCCACCGAGGACGACAACGGATCGTCGTCCGGCGAGCAGGTGGTGCCCGGGCAGTCGTCCGGCATGTGGGACCTGTGGGACTCCCTGGCCGCCGCTGACCGTCACGCCGACGTCGTCCGCGCCCTGTACGCGCACGCCGGCCGCGCCGACGCGCCCCCACCCCGGATCCCGGCTGGCGCCGGGTCCACGAAGACCCCCGCCGCGTCCGCGGACGGGTCCACGCACAAGGAAGGGAGCACGCCCGTGCCTTTCACGGACGAGCACCTGGCCAGCCTGCGCACGAAGCTCGGACTCCCGGCGGACGCCGACGAGGACAAGATCGTCGCGACGGTGGCTGAGGTGATGGAGGAGTTCGTCAAGGAGCCCGACGGAGAGCCGGCCAAGGCCGCGCTGCCCGAGGGCGCCGTGGCGGTCGACAAGGAGCTGTTCGAGCAGCTCCGCGCCGACGCCGCGGCCGGCCGCGAGGCCCGCGAGGAGCAGCGGCAGGCGCAGCGGGAGCAGCTGGTGCAGGCCGCCGTCAAGGACGGCCGGATCGCGCCGGCGAGCAAGGAAAAGTGGCTGAACGCGCTGAAGGTCGACCCGGACGGCGAGAAGAACCTCGCCAGCCTGGAGAAGGGGCTGATCCCGGTCAACGAGCTCGGCCACGGCAGCCTGGACTCGGCCAACGACCAGGACAACCTCAGCGATGCCGAGCTCGACGAGCTCGCGGGGCTGATCGGCGTGTCGAAGGAGGCGCTCCGGTGAGCAACTACCTGCCGAAGTTCGACGTCGACGACGCGTTCACGCTCACGGCGTCGGCGACCATCACCGGCGGCCAGCTGGTGACGGCCGCGGGCGCCCCCGCCGGGGCGAACGCCGTCAACTGGGTCGGTGTTGCCGGCTACGACGTGGTCTCGGGTGACGACTTCACCGTGTTCTACGGCGAGCACCAGCGTCTGACCGCCGCCGGCGCCATCGCCGCGGGGGCGCTCGTGAAGTGCGCCGCCAACGGTCAGGTGACCACCTACACGTCCGGGACCGACAGCGCCGACACCCGGGTTGGCGTCGCGATGGAGGCTGCCTCCGGAGCGGGTTCGGTCATCTGGGTTCGGACCCTCTGAGGAGCCTCTGATGCCTGAATTCGCACCGTCTCCGGCCACGATCAATGGCCAGCTCATCACCGTCGACCGGCTGATCAACAACCCGGTCCTGATCTACCGTCTGCTGCGCACCCTGGTGCAGCAGCGGCTCGTGGGCGACAAGCTGCTCACCGGGCGGGTCGACCTGACCGGCTCCGGTACGGCCGTCTACGAGATCGCCGAGTCGATCTTCGCCGACATGGACGACGAGGTCGTCGCCCAGCTGGCCGAGTACCCGACGTCGACCGACCAGCCGGGCACGATCGCGAAGGCCGACACCGTGAAGCGCGGCCTGTCGACCCTCATCTCCGACGAGCTGATCGCCCGGGCCCGGGTGCAGGGCCCGGACCCGGTCGTCCGGAAGCTGATCAAGCTGGCGAACCGGATCGCGTTCACCTTCGACGCGCTGTGCCTGTCGGCGATCGCCACCGCGGTCACCCAGACGCAGACCGCGTCGGCTGCGTGGAGCGACGAGGCCAACGCGAACCCGCTGCGGGACATCCTGCTCGCGGCCGCGCAGGTCGACGAGCTCAACCAGGGCTACGTGGTGGACACGGCCGTGTGCCGGCCCACGGCGTGGGCTGAGGTCATCTCCTCGGCGAAGGTGCTGGCGAACACGCCCCGCGAGAACGCCCCGGTCACCATCACCGGGAACCTGGTGTCGATCGGTGGGCTGAACATCCGCAAGAGCACGAACCTGCCGGCCGGGGTCGATGCGATGGTGGCCGACTCGACGCTGCTCGGGTCGATCGCGCGGGAGAACCTCGGCGGCGGCTACCAGGGCGACTACGGCGACGTGGAGTCCAAGCGGATCCGGCTCGACGAGAACGACGGCTGGAAGATCCAGGCCCGCAAGGTGGCTGTGCCGATGGTGCAGGAGCCGGGCGCAGCAGTGAAGATCACGGGGGTGGCGGCCTGATGGCGAAGCAGCTGGTCGGGAAGGCCCCGCTGTCCCTGGTGCGCACCGTCGACAGCGGCATGGAGTACGTGTACGCCGGTAAGCCGGTGCCTCGCAGCGCCGACCCGGCCGACGTGCGTCGTCTCCTCGACGAGGGCTTCCTCGTTGAGGTCGCCTCGGTGGAGGCGGCGGCGGAGGTCGAGGTCGAGCAGCCGGACGATCCGGGGCTGGTCAACGCCGAGCAGCCTGACACCGGCGATGGGGACGAGGCGGCGCCGCGTCCCCCGCGGGCCGCGGCGAAGGAGGTCTGGGTCGACTATGCCGTCGCACAGGGCGTGGACCGGGCCGCGGCGGAGGCGCTGACGAAGCAGGAGCTCGTCGACCGCTTCCCGCCCGCGAGCGTCTGACCCCTGCCGGGAGGAGGTCCTCATGGCTCTGCTGGATTCGCAGATCGTCAAGGACCTCCTCCCGCAGGAGGACCTTTCTGACGAGCAGATCACGGCGGCGATGCGGCTGGTTGCCGGCTGGCTGAAGAAGGCCGCGGGCCTGCCCGCGCTGCCCGACCAGTTGGCCGACGACGACCCGCTGTTCTCCCCGGCGCTCGAGCTGACGGTGCTGCAGGTCAGCAACGTCGAGGGCCTGGACCGGATGACGGTCGGGCCGACGACGAAGCAGTGGCCGCGGCCGGTCAACGGCGTCAAGGAGCGGCGGGACGCGATCCTCGACGAGGTTCGGCGGACGTTCCTGCTGCAGCCCAGAGGCGAGTTTCCCTGCGCGCAGCGCTACCCGGATCCGGCGTACGGGGTCACTCCGTGGTGGAACCGCAGCAACGACAGTGGCACCGACGGTGTGCCGTGGTGGCTGCAGTCGTGAAGCTCGGCAACGACACGATCGTGCTCGTCACCCGCACACCGTCGGGGCAGGACGACGACCTGGGTAACCCGATCCTGGTCGACTCCTACCTGCAGGTGCGGTGGTGTCAGGTGTCGCCGGCGACCTCGTCGGAGGCCCCGGACCGCGCGGTGCCGACGATCTCGGGGCTGACGGTGCTCGCGCCGCCGGCGACGCCGCTCGGTGACGTGGATGCGGTGATCTGGCCGGCCACCGCCACCGGCGACCCGGACACCCCGTGGACGGGCCCGACGTACGAGGTCGTGGGTGATCCCGGCGACTGGGGGACGGCCGTGCAGGCCCACCTGCAGAGGAGCCGCTGATGCCTTCCCCGCTGTACCTGCAGCTGCGCCGGGTGATGAAGTCCGAGCGGGTCCGGTCGAAGCTGGCTGAGGTCGCCGACGGGATCGAGCGCCGCGCGCAGCAGTTGGCGTTGGAGGACACCGCGGATGACGCGGAGGATGTGCAGATCGGGCGGGAGGACGGCACCCGCCCGGCGGGCCGCCCGTTCTCGCGGGTGACGGCATCCCTGGACCAGGAGTTCGGCACGTCGAAGGTGGCGCGCCGCCGGATCCTGGGCCGGTCGATCCCGTGACCGCACCGCGGGTCAGCAAGGACGTCGACGTCGAGGCCCTGGTCGCGGCCTGGCTGAAGGCGCAGGCCGCCGAGGCCCAGTCGTCGGTGCATGTCGGCACCCGGCTGCCCGACGCCATCACCGGCGACGTGCTGCAGCCGGCGTTCGCCGGCGGCTCCCAGGACTACGCGAACGCTCTGCTCCGGGTCGACGTCGCGGCGTTCCGCCCGGGCGCCGAGGGCGCCGCGCGGCCGGTCGCCTCGCTGGCGCACGGCTGGATGCGCGCCCTGGACGGGCAGACCGTCGAGCTTGACGGCGTCCCGCAGAGGGTCAACGCGGTGCGCATCTGGGCGCCGAGGCAGCACCGGTTCTGGTCCCAGTCGGTCGACCGGCAGATCACCACCTACGAGCTGGACCTGCCCGTCCTGCTCTGAGCCCCCGCCCTCTGTTCCCCCGCTGCCCCGCTCAGGGGAGGCGGTCAGCAACCACGCCCCGGGAAGGGCGACTCATCCCCTGAGAAGGAGTGAACACGGTGACGACACCGCTCACTGGCACCATCGACGAGATCGCCGCCGGCAACGCCGGGCAGGTCCTCCGGTTCCGGAAGCTGGCCGTGCTGATGGCCAACTACACGGACCCGGCCATCACCACGATCGTCGACTCGACCGACGGGACCACCCTGTCGATCGCCGGCGAGTACAAGACCGTCGGCTACCTCGACTCGCAGCAGGGCGGGGTGCTCACGCCGTCGATGACGACGTCGGACTCGATGGCCTACGGCAAGGTCCAGCCGATCAACGAGTACACGACCGCCCGTGGGCTGACCGTCGCCTTCACGATGAAGGAGTCGCAGAAGACCGTCTTCGAGGGCTACTACGGGCTGGACCTGTCGGCGATCCAGGCGAAGTCCACCACCAAGGAGATCACCTGGGACGTACCGGACCTGCCTCCCGTGTTCTACAAGCGGATTCTGCTGCTCGGGCAGCACGGTGACGGCGCGGACGCGATCTGGGGCGGCCAGTTCCTGCCGAGGTGCGCGCTGTCCGACATCGGCGCGCAGACGTACTCCGACGCCGACGACTTCGTCTACCCGGTGACGTACAAGACGCTGACCGACGACGCGATCGGCACCGGGCAGCGGCCGTTCTTCGCCGGCCCCGGCCTGGCATCGCTGGGCGCGACGCCGCTGGGCTTCACCGTCGGCGCCTGAAGTCGTGCGGCAGCCCGGTCTGGGTGGGGCGGGCCGCCGCACTCTTCTCCTCCCGCCCGCATCCCTGCACGTGATGATCCTGGAGGTCCCGGCGATGGCCGAGCGCATCACTCTCTACTCCCCCGACGGCCGGCCGTACTCCACGGCGTCCCCGACGGAGATCACCCGCCTGAAGGCCGGCTACGGCTACACCGAGACCGCCCCGCAGCAGCTTGCCGTCGCGGCCCCAGCCGGGACGCCGCGGCAGGTGTTCGACCCGGCCGGGCACACCGTCGACCAGGTCAACGCGTTCATCGCCGAGCATCCGGAGCTGGCCGACGCGGTCGTCGCCGCCGAACGGCAGGGAAAGAACCGCTCGAGCATCGTCGCCGGCTGACCGCGCCCACCCACCCGATCCACCACCACCGGCGTGCAGGAAGGCCCACCCATGCCACCGCGTCCCCGCAAGGCTGCCCCGGCGACGAAGGCCGGTCCGAAGAAGCTGAGCACGCTGGAGCGGCTGCGAGCGCAGTCCGATACCGGGTTCACCCCCGAGCCGTACCGGATCGATGACGTGACGCCGCCGATCCTCATCCAGGCGCCGGATTCGGCCGAGCAGCAGTTGGCGTTCAACGAGTTCTTCAACAGCGACGGCACGTTCATGATCGGCGACGCCAGGCGGATCCTGGAGACCGCGTGCGGTGACCAGTTCGGCCGGGTGTGGGATCTGGTCCGCCACGAGAAGCTGCCGGTGCTGCTCGCGCTGATCAACGACATGGGCCGGCACTTCGACGAGCAGAACGCGATCGAGTTCGTCAGTGAGGATGACGTCCCGGGGGGTACCGCGGCCTCGTCGACCTGATCGACCGCTACGGCGAGGCCATCCTCATCGACTTCCGCGGCCGCTACCACATCGACCTGGTCGACTACTTCCGCGGGGACCGCCCGTGGTGGGAGTTCTCGGTGCTGCTCCGCGGGCTGCCCTCACACAGCCACTACGTGTCGGCGTACCGGGACGACCCCGAGGTGGCCGAGTGGGTGGCCGCGCAGCCGGAGCGGGCCCGCTGGTCGCCGCCGCCGCAGGAATGGGACCTCGGCACGGAGTTGCAGGCGGCGATCTTCGACCGCATCGGTCAGCTGATCACCGCGGTGGTGAACACCTCCGGCCGTGTGGCGAAGCCGGTGCCGGCGCCTCCGCGGTTCTCCCGGCCGGTGACGGCGATCGAGAAGGCGAAGGCGCGCGCCGAGGCCCGGATCGAGCTGGAGCTCGACTCCCTGATTCGCGCCGCGCACGAGACCTACGCCGCCGAGCACGGGAAGGAGGGGCGAGATGCCCACAGCCGGTAATGCCGACGTCGTCTGGGTGGACGTCCTTCCCTCCTTGGTGGGCTTCGCCCCGAAGCTTCGCGCCGGCCTGCGCGCTGCCGGCGTCGAGGCGGCTGCTGGCGGCTCGGCCGCGGGTCGTGCTTTCGGGGCGTCGTTCGGCACGTCCGCGGCGGCGGCGGTCGAGGCCGCGTCGACGAAGGTCGCCGTGGCGCAGAAGCGCGCCGCGGACGCTACCGGCCGGCTGACGGTCGCTCAGACGCGGCTGACCGAGCTCACTGACAAGAGCACGGCCTCGGCGTCGCGGTTGGCGGCCGCCGAGGAGGCGGTCGCGAAGGCGCAGCGCAACCTGACCCTGCAGACCGATGCCGTCGCGCGGGCGGAGGCGGCGCAGGCCCGGGTGCAGGCCGACGTGACCGCGTCGACGACGGTAGCCGCGGACCGGCAGGCGCTGCTGGCCACGCGGATGGGCGAATCGGAACTGGCCGCGAAGTCGCTGCGCGGCTCGATGGGGCTGGCGTCGAAGACACTGACGGCTGCGTTCACGCTGACCCTGCCGGCGATCCCGATCGTCGAGGCGGTGCGGAAGGCGTCGGAGTTCAACGCGGCGATGACGCGCATCCAGACGCAGGCCGGCGCCACCCGGGCGGAGATCGTCAAGCTGTCCCCGGCCGTGCTGAACATGGCGTCGAAGCTGGTCACGAACTCCCCGGAGGAGCTGGCGACCAGCCTGTACCACGTCTACTCCACGGGCCTCCGGAGCAAGCAGGCCCTGGACGTGGTGGCCACCGCGGCGAAGGCCGCGAACGTGGCCGGAGCGGACCTCGAGGAGACGACGAACGCGCTGACGGCGACCGTCGCGAGCGGCATCGGCGGGTTCAAGAACTACGACCAGGCGGTCGGCGCGCTGAACGCCACCGTCGGCGCCGGCGACATGAAGCTGTCCGACCTGAACGAGGCCCTCGGGTCCGGGCTGCTGGCCCGGGTGAAGCTCTTCGGGGTCAACCTGACCGACGTCGGCGCGGCGCTGGCCACCTTCGGTGACAACAACGTGCGGGGCGCGGACGCGGCGACGATGCTGCGCACCGCCGTCGAGGCGTTCGCGGTCCCCGCGCGCGGCGGTCAGAAGATCCTCGACGCGCTGGGCCTGAAGGCCGGGCAGTTGGCGAAGGACCTGCAGCAGGGCGGCCTGAACCAGGCCGTGACCGATCTGCGTGACCACCTGCTGAAGGCAGGCATCGCCGGGGACCAGGTCGGCGCGATCATCACGCAGGCCTTCGGGAAGAAGGCCGGCGGCGGCGTCGCGCTGCTGATCGGCCAGTACGACCGGCTGCAGCAGAAGTACGAAGAGGTGAAGGCGGGGCAGGACGGGTTCACCAAGTCGTGGGAGGCCACGACGAAGACCGCCGCGTTCGCGTTCGCCTCGCTGAAGTCCTCGGTCGAGGTGCTCGGCATCCGGATCGGGAACTCGCTGCTGCCGCCGCTGTCGAAGGTGGCCGACTGGCTGTCGCAGACCGGCGTGCCGGCGATCGAGAACTTCGGGCGGAAGGTGGAGGGCCTCTTCCACTCGACGGCGGTGAGCGGGTTCACCTCCACGGTGAAGGGCCTGTTCGACGGGCTGAAGTCCGGGGTCGCCGCGGTGACGCCGGTGATCGGCGCCCTGGCCGGCGACGTCGGCCACCTGGCGTCGCAGTTCGTCGGCTCCGGCGGCCTGCACGATCTCGCGGTGGCCACGGGTGCAGCGTTCTCCGGGCTGGTCGGGGCGTTCCGCGGGGTGTCGTCGGTGGCGGTTCCCGCGGTGGGTGGGCTGGTGCACGCCTTCGGGTCTCTGCCGGGCGAGGTGCAGGCCGCGGTGGTGGCGTTCGGGTTGCTGCGGCTGGGGATGGCGGCGAATTGGTTCGACGGGATCGCCCTGCGCGCCCTGTACCTGGGCGACACGGTCAAGGCGATGGGCGTGAAAGTGGTGGCCAGTCTGGGCCTGATGAAGGCCGCGTACCGGGAGACGGCGGCGCAGGCCGCGTTCCTGTCGACGGTGCAGGGCGACAGCGCGGCGCTTGCCGGGGCGCGGGGGGCGCTCGCCGGTCTGGGCGCCGCAGCCGGGACCGCCGCGCGCGGGGGGCTGGCGGCGATGCGGACCGGTGCGTCGGGGCTGCTCCGTGTTCTCGGCGGTCCGTGGATCGCTGGGCTGCTCGCAGCCGGGGTGGGTGTCGCCGGTCTGGTGGCGATGATCAAGGCGCACAACGCCGCGGTGGAGAAGTCCATCCGCGACGTGCAGCAGTGGAACGAGACGATCGCGCTCGGAATGGGTGGCCAGGCCGCGATCAAGGCCGGGCAGAACCTCGACGAGCTCCGGCAGCACATCGCCAGCCTGCAGAAGCAGATCGCCTCCGCCGGTAACCAGCCGAACGACCCGTCGAGCCGGAACTACATCGACGGCCTACGCATGAAGCTCAAGGAGCTCCAGAACCAGCTAGACCAGGGCAACGCGGCTTGGAAGCGGCAGGCCGCGGCGATGACCCCGGTGGAGGAGGCGACGCAGCGCGTCAAGATCGCCACCCAGGACATGACGGACGCGCTGCACAACAACCCACCGAACTCGCACGCGGTTGCGGTCGCCGCACAGAACCTCGCGGACGCGAACGCGAACCTCGCGACCGAGACCTCCCGGGCGAACGACGCGCAGAAGACGCAGATCAAGCGGCTTCAGGAGCAGGCGTCCTCGGCGCTGACCTCGATCCAGAACGGTATCGCCGCGCAGCAGGCCCAGCAGGGCCTCAACGACACGATCACTCAGTTCAACAAGGATGCAGCCACCGGCCAGGTGTCCGCCGCGCAGCTGTCGGAGGAGCAGTCGGCGATCGCCCAGTCGGCCATCTCGGCCGCGCAGGCCGCCGGCACGTACGCCGCGTCTCAGGCGAAGGCGAAGGGCGTCACCGACACCACGAACGCGGCGAACCAGGCCCAGCTGCAGGTGCTCGAGCAGGTCGCCAAGCAGATGGGCACCGCGACGCCGACCGCGATCCTGCAGGCCATCCAGGCGCTGCACGGTGCGACGATCATGGCCGGGAACGTGAACGATGCCGTCAGCAAGATGGGCCTGACGGCGGCCACCGAGTCCGATCGTTTCCGCAAGGAGTTCCAGGGCAACGCCACGGTCCTCAAGGGCGTCACCGACGGTCAGATCAAGGACCTGCAGGACCTCGGCTACACGGTCGTCCACCTGCCTAACCACCAGATCGTGGTTGCGGCGAATACGCAGGCCGCGCGGGACGCGATCACTCAGCTGACGAAGGACTACCACAACTACTCGATCAACCTGGGGGTCGGCGGCATCGGTGGCCGGTTCGCGGCGGCGACCGGTGCTGTGCTGCCCGGCTGGACGCCGGGGCGGGATGTGCACCGTTTCACCTCGCCGACCGCTGGGGTTGCGCTGGACCTGTCCGGAGGTGAGGGCATCGCCCGCCCGGAGGTCGTGCAGGCGATGGGCCCGGGCCGGTTCATGGGTCTCAACGCCGCCGCTCGCTCGGGTGGTGTGTCCGGCGTTCGTAAGGCACTGGGGTTCGCCGCCGGCGGGATGCTTCCGGATTGGTCGCTGCTTGCCCGCGTCGGGATCGACCCGGGGTCGCTCGCGGCCGCGGAGAAGCAGTTGGCGGCGGCGGCGCGGGCGTTCGCGCCGGGTGTCCCGTCGAACCCGAACGCGAACGCGCTGCTGGCGCAGCGGATGGGCGCCGCGCTCGGTTGGGGATCCGGGGCGGAATGGGCGGCCTGGTACGCGCTCGGGCAGAGGGAGTCGGGCTGGCGGAACACCGCCCAGAACCCGACGTCGACCGCGTACGGGATCGCGCAGTTCCTCGACTCCACGTGGGCGACGGTCGGGCTGCGGAAGACGTCGGACGCGGCCACCCAGATTCTGGGCATGGAGCGTTACATCAAGGGCCGCTACGGCGACCCGATCGGCGCCTGGGGACACGAAACCCGCTACGGCTGGTACCACGGCGGCGGCCCCGTCGAGGGCCCGCCCGGTGCGACCGTCCCCGCGTACGTGCAGGTCGGTGAGCGGGTGCAGACAGCACCCGAGGACCGGTACACGCAGCGGCTCGTCACCGCAGCCTTGAACCTCGACCGCGCCGGCAGCTCACCTCGCACGGTGATCTACGACCAGCGCGAGGTCTACGCGCACGTCGACTACCGGCAGTTGTCCCGCCAGATGGCGAAGGACCAGGCGGCGAACGAGTGGTTGGCCAGTGGCTGACCGGTTCACCTGGACCGGCGCGGACGGGACCGTGATCAACCTGTCGGACACCGACGCTGGCTACCTGGTGGCCCCGGACGGCACGACCGGGCTGCGTTCCCCCGCCTATTCGGTGATCGCCACTGAGTACGCCGGGATCGATGGGCAGACGCTGCAGTCGATCAAGGCTGCGGACCGGAATCCGACGCTCGGGGTGGAGATCAACGCCGACACCGAGGCGGAGTTCCGGGCGAAGGCCCGGGGGCTGGTGCGCGCGATGCGGCCGAAGGCCGGCGCGGGCACGCTGACCGTGGCGAACGAGACCGGCGAGCGGCGGTCCCTGACCTGCTACTGCATCGGCGGTCTGGAGGGGGACGCCTCGCTGAGCTCGGAGCTGCCTGGCCGCTGGTGGCGGGCCGTGGTGAAGCTGTATGCCCCCGATCCATGGTGGCTGGGCGACGAGAAGACGGTGTCGATCGGCCTGGGCGCGCCTACGCCGTTCTTCCCGTTCTTCCCGCTGGTGCTGTCGTCGTCCACGGTGCAGGGCCAGTACACGGTCGATCTGTCGGACTCGGACACGCCCGCGTTCCCGGTGTGGACGATCACCGGGCCCGGCAGCTCGCTGGTGCTGACGAACAACACGACGGGCCGGTCACTGACGGTGGGGGCGTCACTGGCCTCCGGTGAGCAGATGGTGATCGACACCCGGCCCGCGTATCAGTCGGTGCGTCGTGGTGACGGCACGAACCTGCTGGGCTCGGTGGACGGCTACCCGGACCTGTGGCCGCTGGTGGAGGACGTCAACGACATCACGGCGGCGCTGAACGGCGCCTCGTCGAACTCGCGGATCTACGGGTCGTGGCAGCCGCGCTACTCAGGGATCTAGGGGGACGTCGTGCGCCTGTGGACTGAGGAACGTCCGTACGACCCGCAGCTCTGGGAGTTCTACCGCCCGGGATCCACCCTGCACATCGGTCGAGGCCCCCAGATCACTGGAGCCTTCCGCGTCCTGGAGCGAGAACTCAACTACGACCACGGCGCCACCACCATGCGCGCGAGATTGGAGCCGCTCTCGTGCCGATGACCGCGACGCAGAAGGAGAACGTGGCCACTGGCTACGCCAACTCCGCCGCCTACGTGTCCTTCCACACCGGCGACCCCGGGACGACGGGCGCGAATGAGGTGGCCGGGGCACGGGCTGCGATCACGTGGACGCCGGGCGCGGTGGATGGGGTGATCACGGGCACGGCGACGGGCACGGTGGCCGCCGGGACGAACATCGCCTACATCGGCCTGTGGACGGCGGGCGTCGGCGGCACCTTCCTGGACAAGGCTGCGGGCGCGGTGACGTCGACCGGGTCGGTGGCCGTGAACCTGACGGCGACCGCGAGCGGCTGACGTGGCGTCGCTGTTCGTCGAGAACTTCGAGGGCGGCACAGGCGGCGCCACCGCCACCACCTCCAATACGGCGTTCACGGCGGTCAGCGGTACGGGGGCCGCGTTCACGGCCGCCCCGACGCCGCTGCCGGAGGGGTTGCTGGCGGTGCAGGTGGCCGCCGCCGCGGGCACCGCCGTCTACCTGGAATCGACGTACACCCCGACGGCGCTGTTCTTCCGCCGCGTCTACGTGCGGCCGGTGTCGCCGGTGTCGAACACGCACGACCTGATCGCGTTGCGCGGGTCGAACACTGGCCGGTCCCGTCTGCGGCTCAACGGCAACGGCACCGTGTCGCTGATCAATGGCAGCACGAACGAGTGGACGTCCTCGACGGTGCTGCCGGTCGACCAGTGGTCGCGCGTGGAGTACCGGGTGGACAACACGGCCGGGGCGCAGCAGGCCCGGCTGTACGTCGGGCCGGACCCGCACACGACGACGGTCACCGAGGATTCCGGGGACCGCGCCTACAATCAGGGCACCATCGACACTGCCCGGCTGGGGCAGAACAACACGAACACCACTGCCGACGTCACCCTGCTCTTCGACGCCGTTGCTGACGACGATTCGGCGTGGCCGGGCCCGGTGGTCACTTCCACGCCGACGGTGAACGCCTCGCTGACCCCGACTGTGACGTTGACGGCCGTGGTGTCGTCCGCCACGACCACCGTCGCCGTCTCCTTCGCGGCGACGGTGACGTTGACGGCTTCGGTGGCGCAGGTGGCCGTGGTGCTGCCGCCGCCGCCCACGATGCACACCTGGGCGGTGTGGGCGCGGGACACCGACTACGCGCCGTCGAAGGCGCTGCTGATCGACACCGTCCAGATCGTCCGCAAGCACATGGGCGTGGACACGGCGGTGATCACCACCCCGTTCAGCCCGGAGGCGTGGGCCGCGTGCGCCCCGTCGAACGGGGTCATCGTGCACCGCGACGGCAGGCAGGAGTTCTCCGGGCCGATCGCCGCCCGGCAGCTGAACTGGGACGCCGAAACGGACCCTCGGCCGCTGATCACCTTGGAATGTGTCGGCGACGAGCAGCACCTCGCCGATCGGCTGGTGATGCCCGACCGGCTGCGGGCCGGTGACGATCAGACGGTCAACGACTACTGGTCGTTCGCCGGTGTCGCGTCCACCGCCATGTGGCAGATGATCTCCGATCAGGCCGGGCCGACCGCCCGCGCCGACCGGCAGGTGTCCGGGCTCGTCATGGGCGCCGACCCCGGTGTCGGGTCTTCGCGCACCTGGCGGCAACTCTTCTCCGCGGCCGGACCGAACGGGGTCATGGACGCCCTCGCGGTCATCTCCGCCGCCTCCGGGCTGGACCTCGGCATCCGGGTCACCAGCGCCGCCGGGCAGCTCACGGTGGACGTGGTGCAACCGAGGGACCTCACCGATGGGGTGAAGTTCGCCGCTGACATGCGCAACCTGGTCGCCATCTTCTACCGGGAGACGGCGCCGACGGTCACGCACGCACTCTCGGCCGGTGCGGGCACGCTGCACACCCGCGTCCGCAAGCTCGTGGTGACGACGTCGTCGCTGGCGCTGGCGTGGGGGCGGCAGATCTGGTCCTACATCGACCGGTCGGACACCAGCGACACGACCGAGCTGGCCCAGGCCGATCAGGACGCCATCGACCAGGGCCCGGCGACCGTCTCGCTGACGGTGCGGCTGACAGACACCGAGGCCGCCACCTACGGCAAGGACTGGGATCTCGGCGACAAGGTCACCGTCTACGTCGGCCTGCCAGGGCAGACCCAGGTGGCGGCGGTCTCCGATGTGGTGCGGCAGATCGCGCTGTCGGTGGACAACACCGGCAAGGAGTCCGTGCAGCCCGCGATCGGCTCCTACGACGCCACCGCCATCCGCAAGACCCCGACCCAGCAGCAGCTCGCCGCCGCCGCGACGGGGCTCGCCGGACTGATCTCGAGGAAGTGACGCCTTGGCTGGAACTGAAACCTACGGGCCGTTCGACAGCCAGCCGTGGGCCGACCAGACCCAGTGGTACCGGTTCGGCCCGGCCTGGTCGCCGTCCGGTGTCATCGACACTCCTGCCGCGTCCGCGTCGGCCGGCTCACTCGGGATCACGTTCTCCGCGTTGACCCCGACCCTCTCGGCGGGCCGGGCGTGGGTGCGCGGTACGGGCTACGAGCTCTCCGGCGGGGCGAAGACCATGCCGGCGATCGCGCCGAACACGAACGCGTCGCTGTACCGGCGTGACCTGATCGTGCTGCGCCGTGACCTGTCGGCGAAGACCGTCACCCCGGTGGCGCTGCAGGGCACCCCGTCATCCACGCCGACCGTGCCGGCGATGACGCAGGTGGAGACCGGGCAGTGGGACACCCCGCTGCACTCCTTCCTGGTGCCCCCCAACTCGGGCACCACGATCACCGGCATCATCGACCAGCGGCAGTGGGTGGACCCCGGTGGCCTGGGCCGACCCCAGGGGTTGGTGAGCGCGGGCGGGCAGACCAGCACCCAGTCGGCGAACAGCACGACGCAGGTGCGGGTCGTCGGTCCCACCAACCAGACCCTCACCCTGCTGGCCGGTGTGGCCTACCGGGTGCGGTGGGAGAGCATGGCGCAGGCCGACACCGTGGGCGCGTACTGCAGCGTCAACGTCTACTGCGTGGCCGGCGCGAACTCGCCGGCAGTCACGGACACGCTCATCGCCGACGGTGGGGTTCCGCTGGACGCCACCGGCGGCCCGGGCGCGAAGCCGCTGAACTTCACCAACCTGTTCACGGTGGCCAGCAGCGGCCAGTACACCGCCTCGGCGTACCTGTCGCGCGCGGCCGGATCGGGGACGGTGACCATCTCCGGGTTCATCCACCTGGAGGTCGAGGTCGCCGGGCTGGCCGGGGTCATCAGCGGATTCCCGTTGCTGCCATGACCACAGTCATCCCGAACGTGGTCGCGGACGGGGTGACCGACGACCGGGCCGTCATCCAGGCCGCCATCGACTCCCTGCCCACGTCCGGCGGCACCGTCTACCTGAAGAAGGGCGCCACCGGCACGGGGCAGTGCTTCATCGGCACGGCCGGGGTGTCCGGTGGCGGCGACTACGGCCTGGCGATCACCCGCAGCAACGTCACCCTCACCGGCGACGCGGGCGCCGGGATCGTCGGCACCGTGCCCGGGATGCGGCTGCTCGTCGCCGGTGGCATCGGCCTGACCGAGCCGACGAACCCGGTCGACAACAACACCTGGATCACGTCGGCGACCGCCTACACCCCGCCCGGCGCGATCGCGCAGGGCGCCACGTCGATCACCCTCGCCAGCGCCGCGGACGCTGCCCATTTCACGGCCGGCGACGTGGTGTTCATCCGCACCGGCTCCTGCACCGCGTCGGCGCTGCTGCGCGAACCGGACGCCGAACTGAACGTGGTCACCGCTGTGTCCGGGGCCGTGCTGAACCTGAAGTTCCCGACGAAGAAGCCCTACGTCCCCGAGTTCCTGCTGACCTCCGGGGCGACCGCCAACGACACGTCGTCGCCGAGCGGGCAGGGTGCGGCGTGCGTGTACGGCGTGGCGAAGATGAGCCCGAACTGTCTGACCGGGTTCACGCTGCGCGGGCTCACCATCGACATGCAGGACCCGACGTCCGGTCAGGCGATGGCCGTGTGGCTGCACCAGGCGTGGGGCGTGGTCGTCGACTCCTGCACCATCAAGTCCGGCAAGTACGGGCTGGCATCCCGCTACACGCGCGGCGTGCACGTCGCCAACTGCTCGTTCTACTCCTACGGCTCCTCGAGCACGGGTGACCCGGCGTGGGTGGCGCCGTCCACCGGCAGCAGTGACTGGCTGATGGAGGGCTGCTCGGGCACCGCCGCGGCGGGCATCCCGGCGAAGCTTCACCTGCACGAGGGCCTGTCCGACATCAAGTACGTGGGCTGGACCTCCACCGCCGACGACGGCCCCGGCCAGTCGGGCGCCTCCCCGATCAGCATCCGCGCCCGCGCCTACCGGCATTACCACGACCTGACCATGACCGGCGCCTACACCGCCTCCGGGTCGTCGTTCTGCGTGGTCAACAGCAACTGCGTCGGGCCCGTCTACTTCGCCCGATTGAAGCTGACCGGCAACCCGGGCGGCTACTTCCTCAACGTCGCTGACCCGGCCGCGCGCATCGAGCAGGCCCAGCTTGCCACGTCGGGCACCCCGGGTAGCGGCACCTCCCTGTACTCCAACGGTGCCGCGTCGGGAACGGTGCTGGTCACCGGCGGCACCGACCCCACCAACGTCGTGCTCGGCGGCCCAGACGCCGACCCGGGGCCGCAGATCACCCGGGTGGGTGCGGCGGTGGCCACGGCCGGCGCCTCGACGACGACCACGAGCTGCACGGCGACGCTGCCGGCGGGGATCGCCGCCGGGGATCTGCTGATCGTCGCGGTCGACCGCACCAACGACTACCCGCTGACCCAGGGCACCCCGACCGGCTGGAAGTTCATCCGGAACATCCTCGACGTCGGCACCTCCCCCAACGCGGGGCAGACCGACCTGTACTACCGGATCGCGGACGGCACCGAGACGACGATCGGGCCCGCGTTCACCACGGCCACGGTCACCCGCTGGATCATCCACGCCGCCGCCTACCGCGGGGTCAACCCCGCCGCGCCGTTCCTGGCCGAGGGCGCCGTCACGCAGGCCACCAACGTGGCCGCGCACGCCTCCCCGACGCTGACCAACACCGACGGCACCGCCTGGGCGGTGTTCGCCGTCCTCGGCCGGGGCACCTCGCCCGTCTCGTGGACACCCGACCCGGCGCTGACCGAGCGGCTCGACACCGACCTGGGCGTGACGAACTCGGCGAACATCTACGCGGAGTGGTCCGACAGCAACGGCCCCGTCTCGCCGGGCAGCTACACGTACACGGCCACGGCCAGCGCCGCCAGCAACATCGGCACGCACTGGCTGGGGCTCCTGCGCCCACTGGCGGCCGCCCTGCCGCACACCTACGTCCTGGCGCCGCTCGCCAGCAACGGCGCGAGCACCGCGCCGCTCACCGGCAACGGCGCGAGCACCGCGCCCCTGCTCAACAACGGCGCGTCCACCGCCCCCGTGTCGACCACCACCTGAGAGGCGCGCATGGCCACCGTCACCGTCGACTTCACGATGCAGTCACACGACCTGCTCCCGAGCATCCAGGCCACCCTGAAGAACCCCGACGGCAGCATCGTCGACCTCACCAACGCGACGTCCGTGAACTTCATCCTGCTCGCCGCCAACACCGACTGGACGCCCAAGGCCGGGGCCACCCCGACCGTCGACGCGGCGGCAACCATGGTCCTGCCCAAGACCAGCGGCGTCGTCAACTACGCATGGGTGGCCGGGGACACCGCAACCGCCGGGCTGTACCTCGGTCAGTGGGAGGTCATCTGGCCGGGCGCCCTGCCTCAGTCGTTCCCCACGCTCACGTACTACGCGATCGAGATCCGCGCCGACCTGAACGGAGCCTGAACCGATGCCCGTCGACGCCCTGCCGCAGCCTCGGATCCCAGCCCCGGCGCCCGCTGGCGCGGACCGTCCCGCGCAGCCGGATGCCGTCACCGGGTCGCTTCCCGACGACGCCACCGACGCCGAACTGATGGCCGCCGTCGACGAGCTGCGCGCCCAACTGCGCGCCGTCGGCGTCCCCGACGGCCGGCAGTGGATCAACCTCCGCCAGACCGGAGACGGCTCCTGGGTGATCACCGGGCGGGCGTCGTGACGCAACCGCAGCAGCCGAACCCGGCGGGCCTCCTCAGCTAGCCCTCGACGGTCAGTCGGAGCGGTTTCACCGGCTTCCGGACGGCGAACACGTGGCCCGTCTCAGGGTCCATGACGGTGACGGTGGTCGCCCCGTCCAAATGCACCACCCACCGATCGGCCTCATCGGCGGCCATCTGCACTGCGAGCCCGTCATCGGTGAACTTCACGAGCCCAGTCTGCCCCAAGGGAGAGCGACAGTCGTATGAGCGAACCGACCGCCCCGGAACCGCAGGACGACCCCGACCGCGAGTGCGACGACACCCCGAAGCTCACCGCCGACGAGTGGGCCTACGTCCAGGCCGTCACCGAGGGCGGTGACGCCTGATGGCCATCATGCCCGGCGCCGACTACCGGCCGCTGAAGATCCACGGCGGGGCCATGTCGGGCCACGACATCGCCTGCCTGCACACCATGGTCGGCTCCCTCTGGGGCACGGACGGCTACTTCCAGAGCGGCGCCGCGAACTCGCACTTCGGCACCGGCGGCGACGGTCACCTCGTGCAGTGGCTCGACACGAAGATCGAGTCCTGGGCGAACCTCGACGGCAACCCCAACGTCATCTCCTGCGAGAACGCCGACATGGGCCCGGAGTTTTCCCCCTGGTCCGGTTCGGACGTCCCCGAGTTCACCGCCGCGCAGGCGGAGACGATCGCCGGCTGGCTGGCGTGGGTGTGCTCCCCGGCCGCGCACGCCTCCTGCCCGACCTCGTGGACCTGCCACGGCGCCGGCATCCCGCTCGAGCTCATCCCCGACGACCGGCCCGGACGGCGCGGCGTCGGCTACCACCGGCACGGCATCGACAACTGGCGGGTCACGGGCGGGGTGCTCTGGTCCAGCCACCCCGGGAAGGTCTGCCCCGGGGACCGCCGCATCGCCCAGGTACCGCAGATCATCGCCCGCGCCAAGCAGATCGCTGGTGGCGCCCCGACCCCGCAACCGGAGGACGACATGCCCCGCTTCGACCTGATCCGCAACAAGGACAACGGCCTGATGGTGCTCGCCGCGCCCGGCATCTGGCGGGGACTGTCCAATGCGGGCTACGTGACGCTCGTGGCCAGCATGAAGCTGGTCAACTCCACGACCCCGGACCTGGACGTGCCGACCAACGAGTTCGCGTTCCTGCAGTCGGTGTACCTGTCGGGGAACCTGGACCCGGCCGCGATCGCCGCGCAGGTGGTCGCCGCGCTGCCCTCCGGTAGCGGCGAACTGTCCGAGGCCGACGTCGAGACCGCGCTCCGGAAGGTGCTCGGCTCCCTCGACGACGCCGCCGCGTCTGCCTGACGGCCTGGCGACCACGGGGGGAACAGGGATGCCGACCACCGCGCGTAAGACCAGCTGGTATTCCACCGGCGGCCCTTGGGGGACCGGCCTGCTGTGGCTCGGTGTTGCGGTCACCGCGCAGGGTGTCGGCTACGCCACCGCCGACTCCGCGCGGCTGCCGCGGCCGCTGGAGGTGCTCACCGCGATCGTGCCGCCGTGGGCATGGGGCCTGTTGTGGATCGCCGCCGGCGTGTGGTCGATCTGGCAGGCTCTCACCCCTCCACAGCGGAACCTTGACGTCCTTCCCGTCGTCGTCGTGCTGTCCCTGTGGTCGGCCGCCTACCTGGTTTTCTGGCTGATCTTCGGAGCAGCGTGGGGTCATTGGACGCGGGAGTGGTCCGGTGCGCTCGGGTGGGGCATGTTGGCCGCGCTGATCGCCTGCTGGGGGCGGTGCGTCAACCCCCCGACCGGAGCCCGGCGCCGGTGAGCACGCAGCTCTGGGTTCTTCTCGGCACCTTCATCACCGCGACCGCCGGCGTCACCACCACCTGGCTGCTTATCCGCCAGCAGGGCCGGCAGACCCGCACCACCGACGCCCAGCAGATCATCGACCAGTTGCAGGAGAACGCGAAGTCGCGCGAGGAGCAGCACCTGCGCGAGATCGCCGACCGCGACCAGCGACACCAGCAGGAGATCGGTGAGGTGCGCCGCGACCTAGCGGAGGTCCGTGGCCGCGTGGAGGGCCTCGAGGACCGGGAGATGGCCTGGGACGACTACGCCGCCCAGTTGCGCGCGCACATCGACCGTGGCGATCCGCCGCCCCCGCCGCCGTGGCCGGCTGCGCTGATGCGCCGCCGTCGACTCTGACCACCCCGAAGGAGATGCATCCGTGAGCACTGTGGTGCTGCTGTCGAAGACCGGCCAAGAGGTCCCCGTCTCGTCCATCTCCGAGTTCGTCGATCTCGTCTACGGCTACGGCTACCGGCCGAAGACGGGCTCGCTCGACGCGAACCGGGCGACGCTGCTCGCCGCCGCGCCGCCGCCGTCCCCGGACCCGTCCGAGCTGGTGCGGCTGGGGGATCTGCAGACCCCGGGCACGGACGCACGGGTGGCACTAGAGGCGGCCTTCGTGCACGTCGACGGGAACGGGAACCTGATCCTCACCGTCGGCGGCGTGGACACCGTCGTCGGCAGCGGCAGCGGCGGTGGTGGTGGTGGGGTCAACGCGACGGACTCCGGCTATGACCTGATCCTGCTGCTCGGGCAGTCGAACATGTCCGGACGCGGCGCTCCCATCGACACCACCCACTACGACGTGTCCAGCCAGCGGATCTGGCAGTACGGCGCCAGCGGCAGCTACGCCAACGTGATCAGCCTCGCCATCGAGCCGCTGGCCCAGCACGACACCCCGACCGGCATCGGCCCCGGGCTCGCGTTCGCCCGCTGGTACGCCGACAGTGTGCCGGTCAACCGGCAGGTGCTTCTCGTTCCTTTCGCGCACGGCGGCACCGCCCTGAGCACCAACGCGACCCCCCTGGGCTGGCGCCGCGGAGTGTCCGGGAACCTGTACGCCCTGGCGCTCGCGCAGGCGCAGGCCGCGCTTGCGGCAGCCGGGCCCAACGCCCGCATCACCGCCGCCCTGTGGCTGCAGGGCGAGACCGACGGCGACTCGGGCACCAGCGGCGCGCAGTACCAGGCCGACCTGGACGCGCTCATCGCCGGGCTGCGCACCGACCTAGCCCTGCCCAACCTGCCGTTCGTCATCGGCCAGATGGTCCCCGAGTACCTGCCGTCCGGTAGCCGCGCCGCGATCAACACCGTGCAGGCGGCCACGCCGTCCCGGCTGGCCAAGACGTCGTTCGCCACCGCCCCGATCGGCCAGGACCAGGGCGACGGCAACCACTTCAACGCCGCCGCGCAGCGCACCATCGGGCGGAACATGTTCAATGCCTACCAGCGCATCGCCACCGGCACCGCGGATCCGGCGCTCCCGGCGTCGCCAGGGCAGGTGACCGGCCTGACGGCGGTGTCGGCGAACTCGACCAGTGTCGCCGTGTCCTGGTCGGCGCCGTCCGGGGCGGCGATCTACTACGTGGAGTACAAGCTCGACACCGACAGCACGTGGACCCGCGCGGGCACCCCGACCGGCACGTCGCTGACCGTGACCGGGCTGACCACCGGCAGCCTGTACGACTTCCGGGTGACCGCCGTCAACTCGGCCGGGCCGGGCACCGCGAGCACCACGGCCACGGCCACGCCGGGCGCCGCCACGGACACCACCGCCCCGTCGACCCCGACCGGGCTGATCGTGGGCACCACGACGGCCACCTCGGTGCCGCTGAGCTGGACGGCGAGCACCGACAACGTGGCCGTCGCCGGCTACCGCGTGTACCGGGGTGGCACGCTCGTCGGCTCCCCCACGGGCACGACGTTCACCGACACCGGCCTGACCGCCTCCACCGTCTACAGCTACACCGTGTCCGCGGTCGACGCAGCCGGGAACCAGTCGCCACAGACCGCCGGCGTGAACGCCACCACGGCCTCCGGGGGAGGCGGGGCGGTCGTCTCCGACTCGTTCAACCGCGCCGACTCCACCACCAGCCTCGGCACTGCCGACACCGGGCAGGCGTGGACCGCGCTCACCGGCACGCTCGGCATCAACGGCAACGCCGCCTACGCGGTGGTCACCTCCAACTCGGTGGCCGTGATCGACTCCGGGCTGGCTGACGGCACGGTGCAGGTCAAGCTGACCGCCACCGCCACCGGCTCGGTCATGCCGCGGCTGATCTTCCGCTGCACCGACGCCAGCAACTACTGGATGCTGCAGGCCCGCGGGTCCACCGGGAAGTACCAGTTGTACAAGAACGTGGCCGGGGCCTTCACGCAGCTCGGCACGGACATCGCCGTCACCCCGACCGCCGGTGACGTGATCCAGGCGGTGCTGTCCGGCTCGTCGGTCACGATCAAGGTCAACGGGGTGCAGGCCGCGACCGCCACCGACGCGTTCAACTCGACGGCGACCAAGCACGGCATCGGCTGGGCGCAGCCCACCGACACCACGCAGAAGTTCGACGACTTCTCCGTCAGCGCATGACCGGGTGGCCCGCCCCGCCGTGGCCGCCGACGATCACCCACGGCCACCAGATCGACGGCACCAACACCGGCCCGCTCGGCGCGGGGCTCGCCTACGCCGACCTCACCCCGTCCGGGCCGGTCACCACCAGCAGCGACGGGCAGATCATCGAGGGCCTGGACGTGCTCGGCGCGGTGCGGATCCGGCACAACGACGTGACGATCCGCAACTGCCGCATCGACGGCGGCGGCAGCGCCCTGTACTGCGTGGACTTCGCCAGCCGCACCCCGGTCACCGGCACCCTCGTCGAATGGTGCGAGCTGATCGGGGCGGCCAGCGCCGGGATCGTGCACTACTCCCCGTACACGCTGCGCCGCTGCAACATCCATGCGCAGCTCGCGGACGCCATCAAGGCGGGCAGCAACTGCCTGGTGGAGGAGTGCTACCTGCACGACCCGGCGC